GATAAGCTGCGCGTGACGCTTACCTTGGACGGTGGCTACCACAACACCATCGAAGTCAGGCAACCGAACGAAACCGATCTCATTCGGCAGGCTGTAGACTGCGTCGGCCTGCTTGAGATTTGGTTCGATGCGAACGCGGACGATTTTGGCCCTCGCCGCGTAGGCCCGGGAGTCCGGTTGCGCCGGTCTGCCTGATGGCTGACACCTCGACCGGCCCTAACAATGCCCTGGTCGAATACCGTGGAAAGGCAACCCGAGAAATGCCCTCAGTCTCGCAGGCTCAATCACGCTTCATGCACGCCACCGCCGAAGGCAAGACCGACGCTCCCGTCTCCGTGGGAAAAGAGTTCGTCAAGGCTGACCACGGCCGCAAGATCAAGCGGCTCCCTAAGCACGCGCACAAGATGGCCAAACGGGGGATGATTTCCGAGAAGCAGATGCGCAAGATGAAGGGCGAAGAGTGATGCGAAGGATCGCCATAGCGGCCTTGCTGGCGTCCTTGTGTTCACAAGCGGCCGCGCAGACCGTCCCACCGTTCTATCCCGGCTCGGCGCCCACGCTATCGACGTGGAACGCCTATTTCTCTGCCAAACAAGACTTGCTCACCGGTTGGCCGTTGCCGCACATGGCGTTCTCTGGCTAGGCTCCTGGCATATCGGCTTGCGGGACCGGGACGCCAGCGATCGACGCTCATGCGACGGACAACAGCGGGACTGTGACGGCCGGGACCGTCGCGACGACATGCACGATCACATTCCACGCGGCTTATGCAACGTACGACCACTGCTCGGTAACGCCGGAGACCACGCTCGCGGCCTTCGCGTATTCGTACACGCTATCGGCAATCACGGTCACAGGGACCGCGATCGGAGGCGCGTTGCTCGATTATCGGTGCGACGGGGCGTGATCGGGGGAGCGATCGACTTCGCGCTAAACGCAATCGAACTGATCTGCTGGTTTGTCCGCGGAGGTCCCATGTATGCGCGAATCCATCTTCGACGGGATGATCGAGATCAAGACCATCCCGCACAACAAGCAGCGCTACGACACGGTAGGCGACTGGTGGACTGACGAAGAAGGCTGGCACATCCGCGTCTCGTATCTCGGGAATTGGCGCTATCAGTTCTTGGTCGCATTCCACGAATTGCTCGAGCTCGCCTGGTGTACGCACAACGGCGTCAAGCAAGCCGACGTCGATGCTTTCGACATGGCTTATGAGAAGAAACGCGAGCCGGGAGATTTTAGCGAGCCCGGCGACGATCCGAAAGCTCCCTATCGTTGGGGCCATCAGGTCGCCACGCACGTCGAGAGGTTCGCCGCGATGGTGCTCCGGGTCGATTGGGGCGCATACGAAGCGGCGGTCAACGGGTTGGAATATCGGAAAGCGGGGGTTTGATGCGGACGAAAGAGGAAATTCTGTCGGCAATAAAGCAGCATGACAAGCTGGAAGACAAAGCCAGATGTTGCGAAAAGCACGACGAAGAGATGGTCGAATTTCGTGTTGCGAACGCGCTGCGCTGGGTCCTGGGGGAAGAAATCGACGCTTATGCGGTTCCCAAGATAGCGGAAATTCTAAAATCCGTCGGCGTCGAGAAAGAACTTACCTTGTTTGTGCCGAGAGGGATCAGGGTCCGTATCTATGACTGACCGACAAGAAACCTATCTCTACACGAGACAGGGTAGAGCGCAGGTTGCGGCGTTTGGGCGCTCCCTCGGATACATCCGAATTTTATTCTATGGTTCGATGTTCGTTCAAGCCATCGAGGCGAAAGATGACCTAGATGTGACCCGTTTCGAATTCTGGCAGCATAGTTTGGAGCCAAAAGAAGGGCTGGGCGCGTGACGGACGATTTGAAGCGTAAAACCGCGCTCGTCTGGGACAACGGCCTTTTCGTCTCCCTCGCCGTCACCCTGTCCAAGCACTTCGGCAAAGTCCTTTATTACTGCCCGTGGATCACCGGCTTCCCGACCTCGCAACTCCAGATGATCGGCGTCGGGGTCAAGGGGATCGAGAGTGTCGACAGCCCTTGGACGCGGCTGGACGATGTCGACATATTCGTTTTCCCCGACGTCTACGAGGGCGACGTCCAGCAATATCTCGTCAGCCTCGGCAAGCGCGTCTGGGGTTGCCGCGGCGGCTGCGAACTGGAAATCGATCGCGCCAAGTCGAAGGAAATCAGCACGCGTCTAGGGATCGAGGTCGGCGGTTACGAGACCATGATCGGGATCGAGAAGCTTAGGAAGTACCTCAAAGATAACGACGATCAATACGTCAAGATCAGCCGCACGCGCGGCGACATGGAAACATTCCACTCGCCGAAATACGCGCTGATCGAAGCCAAGCTTGACGAGATTGATTACAAGCTCGGGCCGAAGGCCGACCTGATGGAATTCATCGTCGAGGACAACACCGGCCCGGCGATAGAGGTCGGCTACGACGGGTATTCGATCGATGGCCAGTTTCCCGACTATTGCCTGATCGGCGTCGAGGCCAAAGACACGGCCTATGTCGCCAAGCTGGTGAAATACTCGAAGATCCCGGCGGCCGTGCGCGGCGTCAACGACAAGCTCGCGACGGCCCTCAAGAAGTACAACTATCGCGGTTTCCTCTCGACTGAAATCCGCAGCACCGAAGACGGCCACGACTACCTCATCGACCCATGCTGCCGCTCCGGGTCGCCGCCGGGAGAGCTCTATCAGATCATCGTCGAGAACCTAGGCGAGGTCATATGGTACGGCGCCGATGGCATCCTGATAGAGCCGGAATTCGCAGGCAAGTGGGGCGCGGAACTGATCCTGACGTCCGAAGCGCTGGCCGAATCGTGGGTCAAGGTCTCGTTCCCAAAACAGCACGACGAGAACGTCAAGCTCCGGTACTTCACCGAACACGAGGGGGCGAAATACGTCATTCCGCAGGCCAACAAGATGCCGTTCCTCGGCGCCGTCGTCGCTTATGGCGATACCGCGAAAGAGGCGATCGGCAAGGTGATGGAGATCGCCAAGACCGTCGAGGCTTTCGAGATCGCGAGCAAGCCCGAGGCGCTCGAAGTCGCGCTGGCGAACCTGAAGGAGACGCTAGGCAAGGCGGGCGACGCGCCGGTTTCGAAAGAGCAGGCGAAGGCCGAGGATATGATGAAGTCGGGCGTGATATCGAAGCGAGCGTTTGAGCGCTTGGCTGAGAAGCAGGGGTGGGCGTGATGAGCGAAGACCAATCAGAAATGCCGAAATATCAGTGCCACAAGAAAGTGTGGGCGCTGAAAATCGCCGAGATAGAAATGTCCGAAGATGGGTCGGCAAAGATCGCCCCCGTCGACAAGGGCTACGCGACCGTAACGACGAAGCCGAAGTTTCCCTTCAAGGGCAGCGAGGACGACCTTGGCTATTTCGTCGTCTACTCCGACGGCTATCAGTCGTGGTCGCCGACGAAAGCCTTCGACGAGGGCTATACGAGGATTTGACCATGCCCCGCGCCGCGATCGAATCCTCCACCGCCTCGCCCGATAAATACCGCGAGCCTCACGAGCGCTCCAACGGGCCCTGGGACGATTACGAGCTCGACGAAGGCGGTCGCCATCTCGATCGCGCCGAGAAGATCAAGGCGAACGGCAAATACGTCGAGGCCATCGCCAAGCATCACGAGAAAAAGGCGAAGACGCATCGCGATCTCGCGCACAAGGCGCGGCACTTGCGGAAGTCGGGGGCGATCTCGGACAAGGCGCTAGAGCGGGCGGCTGAGCGGAAGCATCATGCGTGAACCGTCTCGACGTGGGTTTATCGCCGGCCTAGCGGGGCTATTCGTTGCCGCTCCGGCGGTCATTCGCATCCCCGGGATTCTCATGCCGGTCAAGCCGCCGCTGATCCTGGGACCGTCCCTTGTCGACGACCTTTATTCAGACGAGGTAGTTTTCTGGTCGGCGTGGCCAGATGGCAGCCGAGAAGCTTTCAATCGCGCAATGCAATATCAAGGCCGCGGCCTGACGCATGCCCGTAGCTGAAGAGCTTCTCGCCCGCGACAAGGCCCGCCTCCGCCCGCTGGTAGCGCCTGCCCGCCCCGCCGAGACGACGCCCGCGAGCGCAACGGATGACGAAGACAAGGCGCAATTCCTCGACGTCCGGAAGCTGCGCACGCAGTATATCGACTATCTGACCTCGAAGACGGACGAGATCGAGGAACAAAAGACCGCGCGGCATTACTACCACGGCGCGCAGTGGACGCCGGACCAGATCAAAACCCTGCGCCTCCGACGCCAACCGCCGCTGACGTGGAACCGGGTCAACCGCAAGATCAACGGCATCGTCGGCTTGGTCGAACGGCAACGATCGGACCCGCAGGCGCTGCCGCGGACGCAGAAGAGCGAGGCTGGGGCCAATCTCGCGACGCAAGTCATTCGCTCGGTATTGGACGCCAACGATTGGAAGGGGATCGACCCCTGGTGCTTGTTGCAAGCTTGCATCGACGGCGTGGCTGGCGTGCAACTCGTTTTGACGAAGAGCGATAAGGGCGATCCCGACATCGGCGTCGATTGGGTCGTCGGCGACGAATATTTCTACGATCCGAAAACCTATCGGCTGGATTTCAGGGATCGCCGCTACGAGGGCATTTCGAAATGGCTCGACGTCGAGGAGGCGATCGAGCTATTCCCGCACAAAGAGGACGTGCTTCGCGGCCTGATCCAGGGCGATTCCGATCTCACGACCAACGCCGACCGTGAGTACAAGTGGATTATCACGGCTACCAACAACGTTCGTCTGATAGAGCAGTGGTATAAGCGCAAGGGTAAATGGTGCTGGGCGTTCTACGTGTCGTCCGTCCTGCTCGACGAGGGCATCTCGCCTTTTTTCGACGAGAAGGGCAACAGCGCATCGCCGTTCCACATGTTCAGCCCCGGCGTCGATCATGACGGCGACCGCTACGGCTTTGTTCGCAACCTGCTCGGGCCGCAA